TAAAAGTGGCAATGTCGGATAATAGTCAGGACAATGATTCCTTAGAGTCTGATTCTAATTCAGAGCGTCAAGAGTATCAATATTCCTGGAGTGATTATCCCGATTTTGCATATAATGGAACCCATCCTGAGTTTACTCATGATGCTGTGAAGGATATCCTTGCCCATGATACCAAGCTTATTGTCGATTACAATAAGCGAGATATTGATGGAAGTTATTATGTGGTTGATGATTTAACACAATGTGCTAAATATGTTGTTACTAGTCACTACATTAATAAAGGTGAAAGAGCTTTTCTACGCCGTACCCGGCCTTACATTCAATTGAAAGCCGGTTTACAGCAACGCTATCACCCACACCCAATCCTTAATTTGGAAAGGGAAGAAGCTGAAGAGGAAGCAGTGCAGCTCGTTAATGAGTTTGCTAGAGGTAAACTTCCTAAAGACCAATCACAACGAATTCAAATAGTTGATGTAGATGGTAATGCCAGCAGACATCGGAGACATCGTAGAAATAATGTCTGGTGTTGCAATCCTCTTAAAACCGGAGAGTCTTACACTCGTAATTTCTTACAAGCTACCAATATTAACAGATTAAGATGTAATCACCATGCCACTCGTTGTCAATGTGTTGATCCACACGCTTACATTAGTATTGATTCAATTTATTATTTAAATCCAAATCAAATAGCTTTTCTTTGTTTGAAATCAAAGTTTTCTCTCTTCGTTGCTGTTGCACATCAATTTGATGATGCATATGGTTCCTTTGCCAATGGTGAGGCAACGTATCAATTAATTGATTACGATACTGTTTCAATGACAGTTAATGGGAACCTTAAACCGTATGTACACAGTTCTATGGTTTGGTTGAAATCTGGTAGTCATGTAGTTCCCCAATCGTTTTGGGATGAAATAGGCCAAAAAGGGCCATCTTCTCCAGTTTCTTTAGTTTGGACAAAACACCACACCATAGGTGAACACCATCTTTACTTCTTTACAGTTGTAAATGCTGTTGTACCTCCATCTCTACCACCTTCTTGTTCTTTTACTTCCGCGTTGAAGGACATGACTTATTATGGTGGAGTTTTATCTGGTGCTTTCAATGAGCCCGATATCAATTTGCCTGGTGACATCCTTTCTATACCAAACACAAAGTTGTATTCTTTTGGTCCTTGGATGTTTGTTTATCAAAAACAATTAAATACCACCCTTTATGCCCCAAAGACTCTTGTGTCAGAAGTCGCTAATTATATGCTTCATAAACCTCGCACCCCTGAAAATTTTTCTATAGTGTGTGCGTGGTTACGGCAAAATGCCAAACGTATTAATGTTCCTTCTAACATGCTTGCTGCGTGCAGCCATGCTATTGCCTGTTTGGGCTTTGTAGAACAGGTAGGCCAAGAAACTACTAATCTTCATGGTATAATTAAACCCATGATGAAAACCATAGAGGTCCATACAGACGCTTCCAAATTCAAATTCAAACGCGTTTGGACCTTCAAGGGAGTTGCCACTGCAGTTTTGGCTGCTGTGTCTCTGGCTGGTGCAGCAGCTACAGTTGCCCATGCTATTGTTCCCACTGTGGCCACTATTACTGCTGCTTCAGCTGTTATGGGAGCTGTTGGCATTGCAGATACTTCATTATCTATTTACAACAAGGTTAAAGATAATCCCTTGTCTAATTATCCAGCTGCTAGTATTTCTCACTCTGGAGTTTTCCCTATAGATAAAAATACTTCTTTTCCTGGAGTTGATCCCCATCAATCCATTGAACAGTTGTTAATTAGTCCAATAGATAAAACCGCTCGGTTTAACTGTCCTGATCCCACTGCACGCCGTGAGACAACTAAGGTTGTTCCAGCTGCTATTGTCAGTTCAGATGCACCCCCGGTTGCCCCTTCCAATTCTGCTCATTCCCAACTGTCTACTTTAGTTGGACGCATGTGTAAAGAACAACCCTTTCATACATCATCTTACGATGATAAATTGTTTGATGAATTTGAAGCTTGGGTCTTCAAAGAATTTGATGTTCTATTTCCTGGTATGTCTATTGACCCAGTTAAAGCTACACCATTTGAAACTTGGGTTAAACGTTCCACCTTCCCTCTTTCCCAGCAAAAACAATTACGAGAAGCGTATGAAAAATATCAGACTGGAGAATATAAGGAATGGAATGTTGAACAACGGGAATCATTTGTTAAAGCAGAATTACTAGATAAGTCTACTCATGAAGGAGTTGAGTCCATGTGTCCGAGAGGGATACAGGGTGCTGGTCCGATTCATAATGTAGCCACAGGTCCGTATTGTCATGGATTTTCAAATAGACTTAAAGAAATCTGGAACCACCATAAAGGTAGGGGGTTAATATACTCTACTGGTGTTTCCGGTGAAGTCGTTGGAAAAGCATATTCTGATGCCTGTGATTCAATTCCAGATCACATTATCATGGAAGGGGATTTTAAACGCTTTGATTCTACTATTCACAAACGTTTACTTGAACTTGCCATTAAAATCCACAAATTATGTGGTGCAAATAAGAAGGTTTTACATGCTTTCACGGAAGGCATCAAAACGTATGGCAGAATGAAATTCAATATGACTTATTCAGTTGAAGCCACTCGTCACTCTGGAGACCAGAATACCTCTCATGACAATTCAATGTTACAGGGTCTTGCCATATTATTTGCGTTACACAAACATACTGGTTATTCTGCTGAAAAGCTTTTATCCGAAATTATTTTGTTTTTGTTGGGTGACGACAATTTATTGATTGCCCCATCCAAACTCATTATAGGTTTCAAACCAGTAGAACTATTATTGCGTTTAGGTTTCAATTTAGAGCCTAAATTTCATGAAGGCCCAGAAGCACGTTATAAAGCATCATTTTGCTCATCTTTATTTTACCCTTGCAATGATCCTACCTGAAAAGAAGTCGTTGTTTTAGCTCCCAAATTAGGTAGAGTCTATGCGAAAATAGGATGGTTGTGTAATCCACAGCCTAATATCGATTTAAATCGTATGATTAGAGGTGACATGCTTGGCCGACAAAAAGATTGTTCTATGTTACCATGCATTAGACATTATGTCAATAAAGTTCTTTCATTAACCAACCATATTACTAGTAAACAAATATTCAAAGACAAAGCCATGAAAAGGAAAGAGGCCTTTGAATTTCATTGTGGTGCTATTTACACCCCTAATGAACATACGTATCGTATGACTAATATAGTATATGGCATTACTGAAGAAGATGATAAAGCATATGAAAGAGGAATCTCTATTATTGACTCTTTACCATCTGGATTCAATTTCCCTAAACTTAAAACTGCTGCATGTATTGATGGTTCTTTAACTGGATTAGCTGCTACCGAGATTGTACCATTGTACGACAATTCAAGTCCAAATGCACCAGAAAAGGTTGCAAATACCAAAGTCTCAGGACTAAAAGGTGGCACTAAAATCAATTCAAAACCACCAACACCTTCAAATAAGAAGAAATTGAAACCATCAATTACAAAAATTACTAAACCACCAATAGAGGTTAAACAGGTTACTGGTACAAAAACTATTTGTTGCAATGACCCCACAACCAAACCAGAAGAAAAGTGTCCTCCAGCACCTACTTCTCCTGTTTATAAGCCTGATTCCCCAGTTTATGTGCCGACCACCCCTCCAATAGAAGAGTGGATCGCACATGATCTTGCCAAACTTAATTTGGTAACGGCCCCTATTGTTGTTAAACCTAGTCCCTCTAGTCCAAAAATGGCCTTTCAAGATGTTGATCGTGAAGCACGTGACATCGAGATGGCTGTTGCTGCTAGTTTGGGAGAAAGGAAAACTAATTAAATATAGTAGTCGCACTCTATACTCCGTTAGGAGTAATGCAGCCAACAGTTATAACACACTAATTGTTGACGGTCACAAGCCCGTTTAAATGCAGAGTGCTTGACTACTTTCTATACGAGGATGTTATTAAAACAGTGAGTGTATTTTCATATGTTTACTTTTGTTAATAGCTACGGCATTTATCGGGGGGACGCCTCCAACACATAATGTTAGTCCGTTTATTGCTATTTATAATTGTTTTCTTCTCCGTATTTCGTATAGTTCTTATTGTTAACTAAAGTGGAGGCTATAGTTGACTTTGCAGGTGCCATTTCTCGTGTTGATAAATTACATCCTGGTTTTAAAGACAATTTCATTTCTTATTTCACCAAACAATTGCCAGGTGATATTAAAAATATAATTAATCCAGATCATAAGCCATTAAATACCTTAGAAACCAAAATTTTGAACATGGCTAAAACACGTAATTCAAATGGTAAAGCTAAACGCCCTAGAGTTGTAACTAGGACTGTCACTAGATCGGTTAAGCCATATGCTAAACCACCCCGCAATTCCAATAATAGAGCCAAAGGAGTGCTGCGCGTGCCTAAAACACAGGTCGCCACAGCACCAACGGCTGTTGGAAATAATCTCGGTTCTTCTTACATCCGTAAGTTACCGGGTAGAGTTCAAAAGACTGCTGATTATGATTCCAGCGATGGATCATTGCGCGTCGAGTTCTCTGATTTACTTGGAACCTTGGTTAAAGCTGGTTCCACTACTGCTTCTGCTGGTTTTGGTGGTACTGCTACTTATTTGGTTGGTCTTAGTCCAGCCGCGATTTCTCCTAGATTAGAGCAATTTGAAGAAATATTTGAATTTTATGCTTTTAGGAAATTTCGTGTGGAATATATTCCACTTTCTGGTAGTACTACCGCAGTCGGTGTCAATATGGGTATAACTAATAACATTGACAGCTCCTCTGATTGGGGCATTCCAACTGCCCAACAAATGTTGGAATTAAGACCATCCATGGCTACCATGGCATGGCAAAACTCAGCAATGGAATACTCACATACTGGTACACGTTTGTGGGCTACTTCCCGTACTGGCACAGCCTCTCCAGATGCATCTGAATATCAACAAGGTGCTATTTTATGTAGTCTGGATGGCTCTCCTGTTGCTGGTACTACTTATGGTAAGGTTAGAATTACTGGAATTGTTGACTTCTATAAGGAAGAACCAGTTGATACCACTTCTCCACCTTTCTTGCTTCGAAAGATTTTGAGAAGAATACCACCACACATAAAAAATAAATTCCATAACCTTTGTCACGAATTTATTAAGAAGCTGGAATTAGATATCAGCGCAGAATCCAAACACGAAATTGATGAGTATAAATCATTTTTAGAGTGGAAAAGAGATTACCAACCGCTATCAAACACTCCAATCCATCAGGAGGACAAGGAGGAAGATTCTAATTCCATTGCCACCACTATTACTGATGAAAGTGGTTTTGTCAAATTAAATCCTGAAGCAAATGTTTTTAAACCTGGTGCTGAGAAACATGTGATAAAAGAACATTTTCCCAGCTCAGACTCCTTTATTTCTAGTATTGTTGAAATGGCTATTAATAGAAGGAAAGGATAATTTTAAAAGGTTTAAGCCTTCATCCAAGTGCAAGCCTTGGTATTTTCTTATTGTCTGTTTTACCCGTAAGCTTTGGGTTATAAGCATTAAAATTCTGGTACCAGCCTCATCAACTGTAGTTATCAGTTATATAAAAATAAATATTTGTGAAAGTCCCATGCGTAATATATGGGTGCCGGCGTATCACAATGAAATGATACTAGATTTAACGGTAAGCTAATAAACACTCTCCACCCTTCTAATATGGAGAACCTTGTAAGCTGTGAGCAAGCACTCACAAGCAGTCGGTATAATATCATTCTATGAGTGCGCCCAGGAACCTAGTTCTTGG